CATGATATCGTGCATTTGACACGAGTTATATATAGTATTATGAGTCATTGTATTACGGTACTACATATCGGATGATAGGTTCGTTCTCTATATGGAGAGAATACTATCGTGACCTTTACCCTATATACGGAAGAGTAAGTAGTGTCTATTATAGCTGGTTTAACTATAGACACTTTAACAGAGATGGTACATATAGAAGACCTAGATTAAGTTTATTAGAGATAATATTAAGTAGAAATCGATGATGGAGAGAAAGATTATGGATAAGAAGTACATATACGAGAGTCCTGATAAGGGGAAGACCGTATATAGGAGAGAGATTGGCAAGGTTGAACGAGAGTTATATAAGACGAGACATGATCACTATATGGAGAAGTTAGTTGAGCATGACGAGAATCGTACGAGTTGGAGTGATCGAGAGGCGTACTGGAAGAGTTACGGGTTTCAAGTAGTATATGATTAAGGTTTGGATAGGATTATATGTGATGGTGATAGGAATGAGCTTGTGGATGATATGGCAGATTTAGAGACGAGAGACCACTGGATGGTAGGAATTACGAGTTGTATGTTGTTTATATGTTATAAGATCATGTTCATGCATCCCTTTCTTGCGGGTGTGATGATCGCGTTGAACATGAATATGTTTAACAGGTACTGTGAGAGACGAAAGAATGATACACGAGATAGATTATGAGTACGATACTCGAGCGCTAAGACTCGAGGCTGAAGAGATGAGAGGATACGAGCCTTTCGTTGATCCAAAGACTGGCACCGTTATAGACAAGTGGCTGATTAAGCGAGAGGTGACCGGGTACGCACGATGGCTTTCGAGCACATTTGAGACTTTGCTCGATACGGAAGTCAAGCCGAGATTTTATATACAAGAGAAGGGATTTACTCTTCCATTTCACAGAGATAGGGGTACGACCTGCGCCGTCAACTTCATATTGTCGACATCGCGAGATCCAATTAGGTTTAAGACGGAGTGGGGAGTCAACAGCTATCATTACACCACGGCGATCGTCGACGTGAGTCGCGAACACGAGGTGAGAGCGTCAAGACAAGACAGGTACCTCTTTAAGCTATCGATATTTGATAAGAGTTACGAAGAGGTAGTGGATAAGTACAATGCAGTATGACGTTGAGAGAATATTACTTGAGATGGAGAGCTTACCTCAGTGGGACCTTCAGATATGTCTGCAGTCTTATGAGGGAAATCGAGATCACACGTTTGGATGTGGACTTCTACAAAAAATACACGATGCCGGAAGACTTGAGACTGAACTGACTCATAAGATATTTAATATTCCATACGTGAATTCAATCATAGATGAGTATCAGTTATATCGAACAAAGTTCTTTAAGATGAGGCCAAAGACCTGTTATAGTTATCATCGTGATCAGACAAAGAGGCTTCACATTCCAATTATTACGAATGATAAGTGCTTTCTCGTAGTCGATGACGAGGTTGTAAGAACTCCGATCGAGGGAAATTCATATGTTATCGATACCACGAAGATTCACACCGCGGTTAATGCGTCATTTAAAGAGCGCATTCACCTCATCGGTTGTCTTCCTACTTGATATAAATAAGACTTAGGAGATATAAAAATGAAAAGATGCATCATGGTATCAGGCGGAATAGATAGTACTGTTCTGCACCACATGTTACTTAAGGACTATCCTGACATAGTCACTGTCAATATGCCAAAGCCGTCGAGTAAAGGACTGCGAGACGCTATTCCTGACGCCGATGTTACTATCGATTGGATGCCAAGCCCAGGTTATTTTGACAAGGAAAAGAAAACGCCTCATGGAAATAACGTGTACCGAGGTACGCTCTACACGGTGGAACAGAAATTAGTTCCTAACTATGACGAAATATACGTGGCGTCGAATAAGCCTCCTGAAGAAGATTGGTTTCAAAATCATCTGTTATGTCCAAAGCGTGGTGAGCTCATACCAAAATATCCTAATAAGTTCAAGACTCCGTATCAAGATAAGTTTAAGTGGGAAATAATACAGATAGCAATCGATAACAAAATCGACTTGACAGGAACTTATACTTGTAGTATACAGCCTAAGTCAGAAAAACATTGCCGTGAGTGCTTCTGTTGTAAAGAAAGAGAGTGGGCCTACAAAAAACTTGGACTTGACGTCTACTGGGAGTAATCATTTAAATCTTACTGAAAGTATTACGCGAATACCGTCATTTGGATTATCTATTGAATGAGGAATGTCGGTACGTAAGAATGTAGGCTTATCTATTATAGTCTTCTCAATGACTTTACACTTTGACTTATCAATTGGCACTCCACCTTTTGCATTATATAACTCTTTTCGTGGCTCGACATAGTCATTCTTCCAATTACTCTTATCACTGTAATCATACCACTTCATATATGCGTTTTCATAGTTTATTACCGGAATATTGAGTGCGTGAACTCGAGGATTTTCAATAGTGCCATCTATGTGAATATTAAGCTTACCGTGTGGAGGAGTCAAATGAAATCTTATGAAATGTATTTCTCGCTCTCTTACTGACTCGATCCACTGGTAACTTACTGGACACTCTCGTTCAAGCCACTCAGCAGAAGGAATCCATGCCATCTTATCAATACTTTTCCAGTCATTGCTGTTAACAAGCTCTTTTTTAATATCTTCAAATAGCTGAGCCTCAATAGGATGTTTTTTATAATACTTCAAAAATATCTCTTAATGTATTTGTAATCAATACCAAATAGTAAGTTTATACGTATGTCATTTGAATTGTTAAAAACACGATGTGGCCAACCAGTATTCGTAAACCAGCACTCACCAATCTTAAAATTAACACTATCAACTTTACCACGTCTTTTAATTTCAAAAGTGCTATCTTCATTATTTAAAGAACAAGACACACGACATGCAACACTGGTATTAGTATCAATGTGCCAGTCAAACAGATCACCAGGATGTAGTACTGATATGCGAGCACGATAAAGTCCGGGAAACGCTGACGCTAACCAGTCTTTTGCATTGTTAGTACAGTGTTCAGTAAACTTAGTATACTTGAGTTCCATCATGACGTCTTCGCTATCCTGCCTTGGATTTTTATTTTGTAAGAGTATGTGTTGAAATCTTTCTGGTATCATTCCTACGAGCTCACACTTATCTTTAATCTCATAATTTTCTTTATCTTTTAAAAAGTTTACTTCACTAAAATGATCGTATATCGCATTAAACTCTTCAATAATTTCTTCCGGCATGTTACATAAGTGCTTAAAGTTTGGTAGTTCGTGTCTCTTAGGACCAGGTCCTACAACTCTGTCTCTTGGTCTTCCAATACTTGTTTTAAAATCTTTAATCATATGTTTTCCTATGCAGTAAAAATGTTGTATCATTAAATAAGTATAATATTATATATTGCCAGCAGTTATCGTTAATCATTCCATCCATCTTACACGTATAATAAAGTCCATCTAGCTGCTTCCAACTGTTACTTTTCCATGGAAATGGATTTACATACTTATTATACTCTTTATTTAACATATTTACGAATAATTTAGAAAAATTCTTTCTAGAGAAAGTTGATTGAAAAGAAATAAATAAGTGGTTAAAGTTATTCTTTGCGGCGTAATCATACTGCTTAGGTAACATATATCGACTTGCTAAATTAGGTAGTTTTCTTGGTGATAAGTTTTCTTGTCTTACGGACTTAGCATAGTAAGTTTTTGTTAGTGCTCTGCCAGTTTTTTTACCAAAATGATCAGTTTGAAGTGCACTAAAAGCCACGGCTTCGTATTTTGGATTTAAAGTAAACGGTGGTACAGGCGCAAAGACTACAGTAAAGCACTCATAATCTTTCCATTTATTAGATATATCTTTATAGTTTTTACATAACTTATCGTTTGTATTTTCTGCTTCATACGCAAGTTCTAAAAACATATCATAGTATAACTGTCCGGCTTTGTTCTTTTTAGTTAAATCGCCATTTTTATTAAAATTTGCTGCGAACGTGGTGGGTGTCATGATTTCCTTCAAATGGTGCTAATATGTTTATGAACCATCGATTCATTGGTTTACCTTCTTGATGGCCAAAGTAGTTTAATATTCCAATGCCGGCATATCCTAAAAGTATAGTCATAGGTGACAGTATTATTATTGGCCATATCAAGTACTTTCCATATTTTTGAAAAAACATAATTCTTTTATTTTTAATTAAGTCTCTTATTAAAGATAAAGGTATAGGCTTATTCCATCGTGATAAAAGTACATTTAGTGATCCTTGGTACTTAGGTGAATGAGGATCATTTGGTGTATCAGAATATTTATGATGTAGTCTATGTGTACCAACCCAACCTAGTGGTTTGTACACGCCAATGCATAAAGCACACGATAATGACAACCATTCATACCATGCTCTTCTTTTTCCCTGACCATGAGCCCAGTACCTATGTAAACCAAAGGTTGCTCCGATAGTTGCTAGTACTAGGTATACTATATAAGTTATCACGATACTTGTAATGCAACGTAAATTAACATACCAAGTATACTAAAATTAATTAACATATTAACATAGTGTGGGTTCGGTGTCATAATTTTCTTCCTTTCAATATTTAGAGTCATAAGATCTGTGTGTTCAAGTACTTTGTGCCACATTATAATTCCTTTCCGTAACCAAACATTTGATCAAGGCCGAAGGTTTCCATAAGGAGAAAACTGAATACTAATAAAAGAATGCTCCAGACAATAAGCTTACCACTAAAGTTTGTCGCTGCCATCTTAATTGCAATTAACTCATTGCCTAAGAATCTAAGCGCTAACTCAAACTCGTTGTGTTCTTCTTTCTTTTGCTCTTCATCTTTTTCAGTCATGTATCCGTACTTCTTATCTTCGGCCATGTTTTTATTGTTTCTCGCCTACGTAAGCATAAAGCTTGTTTGCGGTTTCGATAAGATCAACTGGCTGATACATCATAGGCGAGTGTTCTTTTATCGCCTCTTCGATGTCTTGGCGTTTCTCTTGTGCCTGATCTATCATTCGATACATCAAGTCCTGTTCTAAACAGAACTGTGTGTCGGCCATTTCTTTGGCCATTCTTAAAGTTTCGAGACGAATCTCATAAGCATTTTTAGACATATTGTCCTCCTGTGTGTGTTAGTGGTGAGATTCTGTTTCCACGCTCTCACCGGGCGCATAGGAATTACGCAGCTTGCGCAAACTCCTGAGGTGCAAAATTATCGTTTGCATTTATCGTTTTGTTCGCATTAACCGAGCTTACATCCGGATAACTCCAATTCTCTAATACATACCTGTCGATCCTATTTCAGCCCCATCATGAATACAGCACTTATTTAACGACACCCGTGGCTGTATTCATGGTGGAGCTGTCGGGTACCGCCCCCGAGTCCAGTATAATTTTCGATCCTTTTCATCGTTATATAGTATATATTATACCACAGAAATAGCCATTTGTAAACAGTTTTTTTATAAATAGTAATGAAGAAGAGGAGTTATTATGCCAGTAGCAGAAATACTAGCGGGTATCGCATTGGTGAAATCAAGTGTTGACTTTATTAAGTCCAATATTGACACATGTAAAGATATTGGAGAAATAGGTGGTGCCATCGATGGTTTACTACGAGGTAAAGATGAAGTCAATAAGAAACAAGGTAAACGAGGTCTTGGTGTTAAAGAACAGTTTGATACATCACATATCGCAAGAGAGACCATTGATGCAAAATTAGCTGCCGAGCAATTACAAGAAGTTGCTAATATGATTAATTTACGATTTGGTCCTAACACTTGGAAAGAGATATTAGAAGAAAGAGCAAGACGAATTGCAGAACAAAAAGAATCAGTGAGGCTTGCAAAGATTGAAAAAGCAAAAGCAGATAAACAATTATGGATTGAGATTAAACAAGTTTTTACAGTTGCCGGTATTATATTTTTAGCACTTGGTTTAATTGTTGGTGCAGTATGGTACTCAAGACTTTAATAATTATATTGATGTCTACCACAATGGCGATTGCAGGTGCAAAAACTATAGGTACTAAAAAAGATTATACACGTCAACAAAAAATTCAGCGTGGAGACATACATCTTAAAAAGTATACCACATGTAGATTAAAAAAGATTATACAATCAAGAAGTGGTGAACAAGCTTGCATATATCAAGGTGGAAATAAGACATATGAGCTAATGTTCGATAATAATTGTCCTAAACAATTTAAGTGTGTATATAATCCTAATAGTGCTGAACCAAACATAGATAATGTTATGGATAGTTTAAATTCAATAGGTAAAAAGTAGGAGTTAATATGATAGGCGAATCAAATGTAGGTGAAGAAAGAACATGTAAATATTGCGGTCATAGATGCCACTGCTATTCATCAGGCTGTCCTGAATGTATGAATGATGTGTGTCAGAAATGTGATTGTGGTAAAGATGATCTTCAAACATGAAAATTTCATGCTCGATCTTGAGAACGCTCATCGAGCAAAACTATATCAAGATGATAAGTTACTGTTCTTAGGTGATGGTTATAAAGCAATTACCATACTAATACGTAACTCTAAAAATCCAACTCCAGTACAAGAAAAGTTTCGTAATCAACTCAATACTCGTCAAAAGCCAGCATTTACTGTTAAACAAGATGATCTTGAAGCTTTAAGACTTCAGGCAATAAGAGATTATACACCTGAAAAGAAAAAGAAACGCAGATGATGCATGCATTTTTATTAATGGTTTATCTTGGTTCTCGTGTAGAGAGTCAAGACATGTACTTTCAAGATATAGACAAGTGTAAGTACTTCGCTGAAAGATTAAATAATCAGCCACCTGTTCCAAATAGAGTCGCACAAGAAGATGCGCCTAAGTTTCTATCATATACTGCGATATGCGTACCTAAGCGCATCGGTAAAAACACTAAAGTGTATTAGGCTGCTTTCAGTTGTAAGCGATAGCTTAGAATTCTATGAACTCTAGCGCGATCACGTGCCTGACAAAACCTCTTCCAAGAATATGGTCTGTAAGTCATTAGTCACCCTCCCTCGTTAATGGTTAGGTGCGTTCCTTCAGCGACTGCCTACTTCCGCCCTTACGGGTGAACGTTTAATGTATTACTATTTATACTAATCAAGAATTTTAAGTGGATGTCTTTCGCCATTTTTAATTTCCATTTCGAGTCTGCCTTGTTTGCAAACCCATCTAGGACCACCAGGACCTTGAGTCCTTTTAATCTTTCTTTTCACTTTCAAACATTCCATCATTGAGTCACGAGGTGTGAATTCTGTTGGCTTCACGTCTCCACTCATAAACATTAACAAAATAAAACCTGTAAATATTTCCATTAGTGTTTTCCGTTTAATACTTTATCTTTAAGCTTTTCTATCTGATCTTCGAGTTTTTCAATTCTTGACTTATAAAAATCAAGTGTAAGCTTTTGTTGTTGATCGTATGGAGCTTTACCAGTTTCAATATTCTTTGCGAGTTTTTCAAGTTGGCCAGCTAAGTGTTCTATTAACATAAATTGTTCACTATCTGCTGGTAGACTACCCATTTCTCCACGTGGCCATTTAATTCTAAATTCAGTATTCTTTTCAAGATCTGTGTTGATTATTATAAGCTCAGTTTCTACTTTATTTAATCTCTCAATAATACCAAAATATGCCCATACACCTACGGCCACTGCCATAATAATAGACAGCAGATTTCGTATCGGCATTTCAACGCCAGTGTTTTCAGATATCTTTGGCATAATTGCTCCTTACAATATTATTTATATCTTGTCAAAATATTGACAGTTACTATTATTTGACACATTATATTGTCAGGTTTTTGACACTAATCAGTATTGTACTTGTATTCTTGCATATCCGAGTCTATATTAGCACACTTATCAAACTCATTCATGTCATGAACATATAGTTGTATGATTCCATAATGCAATACTTTAAGCAAATCTTTACGAGCATCATCACTCGTACCTTTTTTACCGTATCTTTGTGCGTACTTCATTATATTACCAATACAAAAACCTGTACCGTGTCCACCGTCGATTATAAATTCTGTAGCCTGGAAGTGCTGCCTAGAATAATGACCAGTATAAGTCGAGTCAATTACTCTCTGCAATTCTTCAACATAATTATCTTCATTAAATTTATATTCGCCTTTTGGCTCATTATTTTTTTTCATCAATAACCTTTCTTGCATTGTTAACCCAATCAATAACTGTCTGATTGTTTTCGTGTATGCCACCTTTTTTTATTTTATGTTCTGTTTGTTCAACGATATGTACGGCTAACATTAAATCTACATCAAAGTCGCTATCGCCATATATAATACTACTCATGCTCGCCTCCTGGATCATTAGGATCTAGTTTAACTCTCTTACCATTGATCCACATAGATTGCCTTGCTCTTGAAAAACTATGATAACCATTTTTCTTTAAAAAGAACTCTGGCCGTTTTTTAGCTACATCAAATGCACTTACAGTTAACACTATTGCAGATAAGAGTAATATGTGTGCAATTGCAGTGAAACCAAATATCCACATCGAACCAAAGTACATAGAAAATGTTATACACCACATCCACGCTAAGACCTGTAATACCATGTGTCTCGTGTTCAAGTGCGGTATATGTTTTAATGGATTCATATTGGCATCCATCACGCCATTCCAACTATCATATATAAACTGTCTCACTGGATATACTCCTCTTTCGAATGTTACTTTCAAGGGATAATTAGCATCAACTATGTCTTTAAAGTCGATTGCGTCATACCTATCATTAAAATACTGAATAACTTTAGCGTCTCGCCAATAACCTGTAACTCTGTACACTATTTTTTATCCATGACTTTCATCATTTGTAGTTCTTTACCACCTAGCTCTCTAAGTTGACACTTATAATCATACATAGAGTTATGACCTTCATAGCGAGTTAAACAGTCACGTGCTGTTATATCTTTCCATAATACTTTCTGTCCACTTGGATAAGTTACTTCATATGTTCTTAACTTCTTATCCCATGATTTAGGATAGCCATCTGTCATATACGTTACCGTCATTACTTTTCCCATCTATAAAATATGTGATCACCTACAACAAGTGTTTTTGTCTTAGTTTTTCTCCATGCTGGGAAAACATAGTTTGCATGATAGTGTGTTGCACCATAAGTTATATCATCTTTATACTGTCCAAAGAATATTATTCTTGCTATCTCGATAGCAATTCTGTATACTTCTCTATCATATGAAGGTATATCATCACCTTTACCATCACAAAACCAACTAAACTGACATCTATTCTTAACAGGATATAATATTGTCCTATCTTTCCATGACGGTCTTGTCGGACCCTGTTGTATTACTTCACAATATGTGTTAGGATAACGAGTATCACTAACTCGATTATCCACTACAAATGCTACTGCAAACATGCCTCTTACTGGCTGATTGCGTGCTTCCCAGTATATATTGTCTGCTAAACACGTAATTTGCTCAAATGCAGTACCCTTAATTGATGGTTTTGCTTTTGCAGGTGTACAGTATGTTAATACAAGCATACCAAATACACCAAACAATAAACCTTTTAGGTAATCAGTGTTATTAAGCATACCAATACATCTCAACTTCATCGGCAACCTGAGATTTATCCAACCAGTTGAACTCTCTGTTCCTCATAATTTCAACATGTTCCTTAGCCTGAACTAATGAATCAGCTTCCTTAATGATATGTTCAGCATTACTGTAGAACTCATCCATTGAATCCATAATTAAACTTTTTACTTTTGCCATAATATAACTCCATCTTTTTTCATTTTATAGATCTATTATACTACAGTTTTAATGACTTGTAAACAGTTTTTTTTAAAAAAATGCACTTTTTTTATGACATTTGCACTTTTTTATCATATGTAACTATGTCGACGTTAGGTCCTCTAGTAATCTTAATTGCGTCATGAATATGATGCATCACAAATTTAGTATTGGGGAATTCTTTAAACATGTTCTCCCATACAGGACGCCAGTTATTCGCTAGCCTGTTGGTGTTCATGTTACCTCTGTCTGAATTGAGGTAGAAGTCAGAACAACTTCTTAGGTTAAAGTCAAATATTGAGTCAAATCCATATAAGTGTACCTCATCTGCTTTAACTTTATTTGCTGCATAGTGCGTGGCCATGTGACCACAATTAAAATCTGTATAGTTTGCCACATACTTTGGAAGTGTGGTATAAAATTCTTTCACCTGGTGCGAGTGTTTTACATAAAATGTTGGCTGCTGATCCATCCAGATCTTTGGTCTCATACCTAAAATCCAGTCACCAGGAATTATAAGTGTTCCTTCGTGCAGTGCACGCATCATCTTAAAGTCTACCATAATAGTTCCATAAGCGCCTGCAACTGGCCAAGGTGGAATATTACATGTTAACTTCATTCCAACTCTCTGCTCTTTATGAAATAAACTTGCCTGATCTCCATTTCCAATTATATGTACTATCTTACTCATAACATACTCCTAATTTTATCTTTGCCTTTCTGTCCAGTCCAGTGCATTATTCTTATCTTACCAACATAGCCATCATCTAACTGCAACCTTAATACATTCCACTCATTAGGTAGATCTTTAATTAAGCTAATTTTTGTAATAGGACTTAGTAGTTTATCAAGGACTTCTTGATCTCCTATTTGGTCTCTATTCTTTTTAGTAGCACCTACCCATTGCCTTAATATTATAGGTTTATCTATAAAACCTACAACACCTGAATTATGCCACAAGTGGCCACGTCTCCAAGTCCATGGCTTATCCTCGACCATTGCTAACTTATTTGGTTCTAATAGATTAAATATGTCATCGACATTATCCATAACTTGACAATCTGTGTCAATCCAAACTGTCTTTTTAGCCGGACACTTAAGCATTGATAATGGTTTTTTAAACCAGCCTTTTTCTTGCACATCAGTTAAGTCCATAACAGCATGTGCATTTTCACGTATTATTGCGCGGCCAAGATCAGATAATCCAAAGTCAGCAAAAACTAAAGGTTTTTTACAGTGTTTTTTAAAGTTCTTTAAGAACCAGGGAAGTATCCACTCATGGCCACTATCACAACCAGTTAAAAAGGCTTCATTATATAATTTCGTAGGATTCGCCATAATTATGTTTCGCTAAGCAACCTGCTTTTTGTTGAATTGTTGTAAAACTATCTCTTGCCTCTGCAGGCCAGGGATAGTACTCGCCTAAAGTAAACTTACTTGAATGTATATAGATGTCAGTTGGACCAGCACTGAACACGCACTCATCAATGAGTTGTTGAGCTCCGTTAGGTGTTAACCTATATGCGTGTGCTCCAGGGAAATATGGTTTAGACACTAGTGAGCCATATCCAATAAATGACGGTGTAGTAAATTTACCATATGATGGCTTTCCTAAACTTAATATATCAAACATTAGCATTTGTGGTATGTCGCCGACCAGAACTGCATCATGTTCAAATATAACTATTGGCTCTTTTGACCTCACACACTTTTGCCATAAGCTGTGGTGACTTAAAAATCCTGCTATGCAGTTCTCTGGTCTACTATATTTTTCATGAAATAAAGCTGGTGGATATTTTAGTTTCTTAAGTTCTTCATACACGTCACAGTTTTGTGGAGTGTGTGCTTTATGTTTTTTAATGTTATAGCCAAAAACTTTTCCACTCTTTACACATCTATCAGCAACCTGAACTGATCTCTCATTATCCATTATTGTTATTACGTACATCTTCATAATGTTGTCGTTGACCTCAATCCTTGAACTCTTGTATAAAAGTTACGTGTTACACCTAATGTAGGAATAAGCTGCTTACACATTAATGCGTCATTAGGCCACATTCCATGTTCTTTAGCAGCTGCTAAGAGCTTCTTTGCACCTTCTGGTTTAATCACATAAGCAGAATTACCTGCTAGGCCTTGAGGTACGTTAAACTCATCAATTGTTGGAACTGGTTGAAAGAACTGAGTTCCTTCTAATATCATATCATGATATAGTTTAGATTTTCGAGTTGCCATCGACGGATCATTAATTCCTATGATCTCATAATTAGTATCTTGAAATGTTCTATCACTTGGTAGCTTTCTAATAAATCTAGCATCATGTTCGAGTACACATATCATGTTATCTTCATTTATACACTTATGCCACAGATACCAATGACTCATAAAACAAGATATTCTTTTTCTCTTATCAGCAGTTTGATATGCTGATTTAATTAAACCTGTCTTTAAGTCAGTTTCTTTTCCTTCCCAAGGATAATTCCAGTAAAGTTCGTTGCCATTTGCAATTCCCTCTACTTTTTCAACAGCAATTGCATGATGTTGTTCGATTCCATCTTCATGACCGTATGTATCATAGCTTTCTTTAAGTGCATTAAATCCTGCTATTGAAAGATCATTGCCTGGTACTACTATCGCATAAGCTTTCATTTTATTATCCTTACCTCATCGCCGTCTTCAATATAATATTTTCCAATACTAAATCTTTTTAAGAAAGTTTTTCTTGAGTATGCAAAGTTATTAGTATTATCTATTATTATATCAAAACGTGGTTTATTCCATACATTTTTCATAACATCATTAATATTTTTCTCATCTGCAGTATCACATCTTGACCAGAATACTCTTGGTAGCTTAAGATAGTCATGTTTCTGAGGCTCTCTTTTATCAAACTCGTCTATACAATAAATGTTTGATTTCTGTAAAAATTTTTGCCAGACTGGTATGCTGCTCTCAACTCCAACCTGTAATACGTTTAAAGGCTTTAGTCTTATATCGAATAACTCGCTTTGATAAAATTGAGCATATTTCTGTCGATTCGACTTATACCTTTGAAATAATGTATCAAGCATAAGAAAACTTTTCCAGAGCAGCACCACCGTAAACACAATGGTGATTATCCATTACACTTAAGAGTTGATACCATCCGTACTCAGCAGGCCACAATTTCTTTTCTTTATGTAGCTTATGAACTAAGTCACAATCATACATGTCTCTTCTATGGAATATTAAATTATCATTTAACCAATATGACCAGTCACGGCTCCAAGTCTGATCAGTTTCAGGAGTGATGTAAACATGTTCTATATCTTTAAATTTATCAAGTTTAATATGTCTACCTCCACGAATTGCAAAACCAATTGCTTGTTTTTCATTGTAAGACTGATCTAAGTAAGTATTAAAATTTAAATGTTCAGACACTATAGTATCCCATCGAGTACGAATTATCATATCATATTCTTCAGGTAAGTCAGCAACCTGATATGCATGACCTATAAGCTGCTTTGTGGCATTCATTAATTTACCTTGATTAGCCATGCCAGTTTTATTAATAAAATCTTTTTTATATGCGTGATACTTAGGATGAGGATTGTCGGTTACACACTCACACCATGGATTATAGTGCATATGAGGTTCAGGATAATAAGTTGACTTGAACTCCTCTGACATACCGTTTTTTGTTTCTTCCCAACTGGAAAAGAACATTGGTATGTTAGGAAAAGCTTTTCTTAGGTGTCTTAAATTTCTTTTAATGTTTCCTCTGGCAACGCCAGATATACAGATCGCAGGTTTCATTATATACTATCCAGTTTATCCCACCATTCACTATTTTTTAAATCATTTAATTCTTCTGGTGTTCCCATTCCTATCATTTCATCTATACGATGTACTCCAACATTTTCTTCTACATAGTTGTATGTAGGTGCCAAATAAAATTCATTATTTGTTCTGTCATTTGCAGCCATTTGTTTTTCATGTGCTTTAATCCAATGACACTCATCACCAAAATAATAAACGCCAACTGTAGCAATATCGCTTATGATTTCTTTTTCTTTAAGTTGTAATAAATTATCATATTTATCAACCTTACAGTAACTATGTTTTGGTTCGTTATGATTTGGCGTAAACACTGGTATAAGACCACCTGGATATAAATTACTTTCTATTTTTTCATAAAACTCTTTAGGATCCCATCGCATCAACTGATCACAGTTTGCAACTATCATAGGTTCGCCACCTAATACATTTGTAGCTAACCTTACAGTACATGCTGCACCTTCGGTCGTACCCGATATAATTATAATATGAGCATCAGGGTAAAGTTCCAGAATACGTTTATCAATTTCATATTGATTAACATGGTCTTGTCTAACTATGCACTTCAATTCTGCATTATTGCACCATAAGTTTTCAATAACTCGTGCAAACATAGGTTTGCCTTTTATATCGATTAGTGGTTTAGGTAAAATATATCCATCATCAAAAAAGCGTTGACCGTTTCCGGCCATCGGCAATATCACTTTCATTACTTCACAGCCTCACTCATTTCTTTTACTTTATGGAACAACGTATTATTAGTAGTGCCATCACCTGTGTGCAGCCATCCACCAACTGACGCCATCCAATTTATACCAATTCTCTCTTTAATTTCTCTAGCAAGAACTGGATTCATACCACAACTTAGTGAAGGTATTACATTATATTCATTACATATCTTAATTGCCTCAAGTGTTTCTTCTTCACTCTCGCCTTCAGGATAATAACCACCAAGCATTCCAACATGCATACTATCAATGCCTGCCATACAACCTAGTTTTACGAGTACTGGCCATGATAGCGAGTACTTATTGCTAGGATCTGTAAGTATTCTAATACCTGATCTCTGGTAGTGAGTTGCAAGGTTATATTTTCTAGCAGAAGTATAAGCACCAAGTCCTGACCAGAAGTTAATATGTACACCACCTACGACTGCAGTGTCTGCAACGGTCTTTAAGTTATCAACTAATTCAATAGGATCAGCATTAATACAATATGCATAAAAACCTTTCCATCCAGATATATTCTTAAGGTGCTCTATTATTTCAACTCTTTCTTTAAGAGGTAAGTATGAGTTATCTGCCATGATCTCATCTTCTTTAATAAAGTCAGCTCCACCATAAATCATGTCTTTTACTAAAGATAACAACTGTTCTTTATTTAATCCAGACTTTGGCTTTATGATTGCACCAAATAAAGGCCTATGTTCTGCATCTAGTCTCTTTTTCCATCCAGATAGTCCTAAAACCGGGCCTGTGGGCTTGGTGGGCAGGTCTATGTCTATTACCCTACACCTATCGACACCCAGAATGTCCGTGTGACCACCCATGATGATACACATCAACTGATTTATGTTTGGCCATTCAAAAGCTCTTATTGGAAAGCCAATTTTAACTATATTTCCTTCAATTTCTTTAACTTCAGCAATATATTCCTTTATATTTGATGCATTTTCAATCTCAGACCTAATATTAGGGTTACCAATACTTTGACCAATGGCAATTTCATGTGCAATTTTAGGAATATCAGGACCGTCTACTTCATATGTTACTGTATATTTTTTCATAGTCTTATCTCGAATTGTGTTTCTCCATGCCTAAGCATTTTTGTTAGGTTATGTTTATTTATAAACTCATTGACTGCTTTAGTTACACCAGGCTTTGACCATTTTGCATTAGGCCAACCATAATCGTCACCTAATATAAGACCACCAGTTTTTACAACTTTTAATGCGTTTTCTAAATCTTTTAAGCAGCCCTCATATGAGTGATCTCCATCTATATAAATCCAGTCGAGTTCTGTATTTTTAGTTGGAAAGTATTGATTAAAGAACTTATCAGATGTCATCCTACAGATTTTTACTTCTGTCATTTCTTGAAATCTTTGTTTAATTTCTTCATATACTCTATCATAAAACTTTTGAAAGCCAGCCTCTGCTATCTCACCAGTAATTGGCTGGTATTTTGCGAGATATTCTTGATACGACATTTCAGTATTTTCTTTATAAGGTTCAACTGAATAACAATCTACCATGTATAACTTTTTTAAACCTTTTTTAAGAAATTGAGTTGAAGTGTTTCCCATCCACACGCCAATTTCTGCACCTGTTGTATCTGGTTTTATTACATGCATTATGTTTTTTGAATCTTTATTTGTATGAGTTGCCATCATGATGTTTATACCTTAAAATATTTACTTCCATTATTAATTGCTCTTACTAGGTGATGTGACCTATATGAACCTGGCCTGTCGTATATATGTATATCTTCATATTTCATATACAACTGAGCGACATGCATCATACCTGAGTCGCTGCCTACATGTGCTTTCGCATTGGCCATTGCTAATCCAATATGCGGCAATGAATCTTTTAATAAACCTTTACCCTCACCTCCTACATACAATGCCGGAACATCATATTTACGGTGTATCTCTTCTCTAATATTATGAGGTAGAGTCCTTTGTGAATCTGTTGAATCCCACTGCACTGTAATGAACTCGTCTGGCAGCCATCCATTATTAACGATAGGTTTTAACATCGGTAGTTCTTTTATATACTGTGACATCTCGATACCAACACGAGTCTCGTTAGGATGCATATCAATCGTGTCTGCGTAATGATAAATGTATGCGTCATATCCCTTAGATTTTAAGTACTTTATCCAATCTACTTCAGATAAGTTTTCCACAGGATGTGGCTCTAAGTATAATGTATCTGATGGAAATAGTGATAATATTTCAATCCATGACTTTTTCTTTTTACCTGATGGCTTACCTCCAGCAATGCTCCACTTATCATCAGTAATGTGTATAGTTACTGGAGAATTATGTGCCTTACTATATTGGTATGCTATCATCGCACTATGAACTCTATCACCTAATCCTGGTGTAGTATATGGTCTGTCACCACTTCTTACGCTCTTAGATCTTAGTGCTATATGTTTCAATGGCTCTTCATTTCTGTAAAATCACTACCAAAGTATGTATCAATACGCTTCTTTGTCTCATGACGTAAGTCATTTAACTGCGTGATAAGCATTGCTATATCACTTTCTTTCTTAGAGTATCTATCTAATTTCTTTCTCTTAATATCTTCAAGGTCCCATAGCTGCAGGTTTATAGTCTTTATAATATTTAAATAGAACTCATATCCTACATCAAGGTTTATTAACCTATGATGATAGTTAGCTATCTCTTTTGATACGTCAAGTCCTTTATATTTTTTAATCTCTAAAATAGATAATCTATCAAGGTAGTCACCTACACTTATTTTCACATCAACTTTCACTGCACAATCTCCATCAATTGTTCAACATTCTCACCTGCATTTGGCAATTTATCTTTAAGAAAGAAGTGAACAAAGTGTGCTTCTTTAATCTTACTATCTGGTATCGCCGTGTATAATGCGTTCCATTTCCAGTCAAGATATAACTGAACCATTTTTTCTTTCTTAACCCAGTAGTTTAATAGCGTTTGGTCAGTGCTCCATTTCCATGCGCCTTTACCATCAACAAAATCTTTAAACTCTGGACGCTGAATAAATTCTTTACCAGTCTGTCCATTTAAGTATTTTAATATATTTCTATCCATTAACATTAAACCCATATTATAGAATAGCGCTCCATTATCATTCCACTCCCAATCAACATCTGTAAGATTAGAGTACTGCATGCGAGTGTAACCTTTTAGTTTTTCTTTATACCACGGGAGGATTGGCGCCAGTCTCTCCACAACTCCGGCAAATTCGGTGGTTCCACCGAAAAGATCCAGTTCATGGAAGATGTTTGGTGCGTTAGGGCGCACCCAGATATCTGCATCAATAACACAAATTTGATCATACTTATTAAAAAGATCAAGTGCATTTTCTTTTTCATATATAGGTAAGAATCCACCATATTTTTCATACGACTCCTTACTACGATTTGTTGCAAATACGTCAGGTTTAATCATCATTTTTGGTATTGTTTGAACTATATAAGAAACAGAGTGTTTAGGATCTTCTTCCTTATTAATTCTATCGGCATATGCTTTAACCGAGGCGGTACAGTGATCATACAACCTCGATTTTTTCCCAGTGTAAACTTGGTAAATCAATCTCTTCATAACAAAATCCTTATTTTATTTTTTCTTTTCTAGTGCTTCCTTGCCATAGAACGCAGCCACGATAGCAGCAACAGATACAAAATATACGGCGGCCATATCACCTAATATTTTTGCAGCTTTATCTAAGCCAAATAACGTGGCAATGATAACAAATGCCGGATATAATAACATACCGCCTAAAGCAAACCATGCCATATTTCTTTGTGCATCTTGTTTCTTATCTTCATTTTCTAACATAACTAATTTTTGTTCCATTTCAAACTCTTCATCAGTAACTACTCCGTCACCGTCTTTATCAAAACTCGCGTACTTGCTTCCTGGTTCCAGTTGTTTTTGCGCAGCCATCAGAATACTCCTTTATCGTCTTCGCTATCTCTTTAGCTTCTGTAAATCCATTACGAAGAGAATTTGACCTATGGCCATTTTTCAAAAACCAATTTATGCTATTTATATCAGATCCATCCGGCATACTATATCCATTAGTGATTTCTTCAAAGTCAGATCTTAGTTTTATAATCTGTGTTAGTGATAAGTCAGTGTCCAAACATTTTACGAGTTCTATATTCATCAATTGTGTCCTTTAATAATTTAGTATAGTTATCCCTGTGCTCAACAAACACCACAGGCTTTTCATGATCAACATCCATAATGATTACTACATTTGGAACTGTCATTCCGGTTCGCTCTTCCCACATAATTGCATATGCTGCACCTTGTGCGAAGTAGTTGCTAATATTTTCTTTCTTCTTTATATATCTTGATGTTTTAAAGTCAATTATTGATGGGACACCATTGAATTGAGCGATACAGTCACATCTACCAGCCACACCTAGGTGATCACTATATAGTGGAACCTCGAGGCCGAATATCGTTCCAACACTCTTATCAAGCACAGGCTGCAGATTTTGCAGGCTCTGTCTGATGTGTGGCAAAAATTCTGACGTATCTTCATTGTTTAAATACTTTTCTACTATACTATGGACTTTAGTTCCACGTCTTGATGCTTTTCCACCGACTATTTCTGCCTGTTCTTCACCAACTCTATTTCGCCAAGCACGTATAGCTTCTTCAGTGAGTATACTTAGAACTGTTGTAATACTAGGATAAGACTTACCATTAGGAGTATCATAAGTTCTCCCTGTGTCTGTAGTTGTAGCATCCAAGTCTTCATAGCCGATATTAATTTTGTCATGACTAAATATTTTTCTTTTCCTTTTCTTCATAATTATACTCAAATATACCTTTAACTTGATCAGTCGTTAAACAATATATTGCTTCAGGTGTGTGCTTAAAGTTATATGATGCACTCGCTGTTGTATATATTCTTTGATGCATTACAGATACGTACTGATGACATTCTTTTATTGTATCAAATTGCGGTTGCTTAAATACGAAAAGAGGCCTATCAAGTGCTGCAGTATTTGCCATAATAAAAGATACTATTATAAAAAATTTCATATCTTCTCCTAAGTTTTAATAGTGTTACCTCTACCAGAATTTTGCTTTATTCTCTGTAGATTATCTTTCCACCCTTGATCAGTTTTAGATAGTAAACTGCCATGCATGGAAACAACACCTGGAAACTTAAGAACTTTTATGCAGTTATGTTTTTTGAGATAATCTTGAAGCTCATCTGAGCTGCATTCAATGTCATATTCATCGCCTTCTTCTAAAGGCTTTACTGTATACTTAGGCACCTTGGTATCCTTTCCACCAGTCAGGGGCTGGCCGTCTCCAATTCCAATTGGCAAATTGTTTTGCCTTATGGTAGTAATTTCGATATGCTTGGACTGCGTCACCTGGGACCATACAATCAGGGTAGTGTGACATTGCTTGGGCAAACTCGGTAAGACCGCCTACAGGAATATTTATAGGAGTTTTTTCTAGAAACTTACCAAGTTTTTCAAATGTTGCATGTTTTTTACCGCGCCTGTATTCAAACTCGTCAGACATTGCTACAAAGTGTTCATAGTGCCACTTATAGTTTGTGTCAGTTTTGCCTGTCCATGTAGTACATGGATGATACTTGTGAACTGCAAGGTAATACATTTCATCACGCTCATCACCAAACGCGTAGTACTGTTGCATTGTCTTACCTGACTTTGACCTACGTCTTTCTGGTGTGCCATCAAGCATTCGATGTATAGTACTAAGCATTTGCGCAGACTCGACAATCATCTTAGGTACGTGCCTGTCACATAGCATTTGAGCTGCTTTAACTGGACTTTTGTCCAAAATAAAAATATTCATAATAATCACCTTTTAAATAATATAATTGTATCACGTTTTTCACAGTTTGTAAACAGTTTTTTTATTAATTGATTTGAAACTTATCCTCTTGTACTTTTAATAACTTGATTTTCTTTCTAACAAAATTACGTTTTTTAACGATCTTTTCCATTCGATTAACTCTTCCTCTTTTCTTAAGTTTTAATGCGTGAAGTTCTAAATCTCTTTCAAGTTGTTGTAGTACCATCTCTTTACCTTTCGTTAGGTTGCAGAGTTAGTCCTGTAGTAGTTTAGGAAAGGCCTCCTCTACAACTGGTTTGGAAATTCCGGGGATTTTCTTCTTATTAATCATATTAACAACGAGCTTAGCATCTTCTGGATGCACGCCTTCAAGTATTCCTATGAATATTTGTTCTTTCTTATATTTCGGTAATTTATCACCTGGACCACCTTGAACAAAAAACTTAAACTGTTTATTTTGTTTTACTAAGTTAGTAGGGTGATTATGAGCTGCTGCTGCAGTATATGGAGGCTCACCTTCTGGTAAGTTCCACTTAACTGTAGAATCCATTGAACCTCTTATAATATCTTTTAAAGCCCATGTCTCATTTTCTTTTAAGACACGAACTTTATCACTACGATTTCTTTGCTTTGCCATTTCTTCAAGGACTTCGAAAACATATTGTTTCATTAAATAAACTCCTGTACACTTTCAATCAAATTATTACAACGCTTGGCTACTAAGTAAGGAAATACCTTACCTTTCTTCGACCAATGATCTTGTTCATTATAACTATTTATAATTTGTTTTTTAAGATCAGATGGTGTTTCACTTAAGTCGATTAATTTTTTATTACGACAGTAATTCCTATACCATGATGCAGCATATAATAACTCACCTTCATTAACATCTTCGATAATAGCGTCAACCTTTTTCTTTGACATAGGTGTTTGCCTAAAGCCTTCGACAAATACATTATCATCAGATAGTATGTTAGGTACACCGTCACCTTTATC